ACCCTAATACGAATGCTTCCAGACGTCCCGGACCCTTCCACCACCACATAGGCATTCACGATATCTTCTCGTGTACGTGCATGTAAGCAGTTAGCGGGCGCTAACCTCCTTCATAACTCCTCGTTATGTGGTGAGGCTTCGTTATAACTTGCTGAACGGAAGTGGTAAGTAAACCGACGGGTGTTGTAGCACCGGTGGGATTGTGTTGTAATTCGCGCCATGGACGCAGGGTACGTTGAATCGAAGGTAATTGAACTGGACAAACTCGGTGCCGAAACGCTCGCCGAGTTGGAGCGCCGCGCGGGCATCTCTGTCCTGGCCCTCCTGGACGCCATCCGGCGTGATCGGGTGCGCCATGCCGACAGCCCTGCAGCAAACGACTCCTCGTCTTTGTCGTGCAACAATCCGTCGCTCGAGGCAAGGGGCTTCCTCAAGAAAAATGAGGAGACCAAAGCCTACCGGATGCTGATTTTCCTGGCCGAATTCCGTGATGGCCCGTCTGATGCGAAATTCAGCATGCGGCACGCGTACACGAAAGCCGGCATCATCCGAGTGACCCTGAGCGACTGGCGCAACGCGCACCCGCTGTTCAACTCGATCGTGGAATCTATCCAGGAAGAAATGGTCGACACGATGCGTGCCGAGGCGTACCGGCGTGCGGTGGTGGGTCACGACGAGCCTTTGGTGCATCAGGGCGTCAAGACCGGCGAAACGGTGAAGAAATTTAGCGACGGCCTGCTGCAGTTCACGCTGATGGGTTACGACGCCAAGTTCCGTCAGAAAGAGGTCAACATGAACGTGTCGGGGCAACTCGACTCGAACATCAATATCGAGGGTCTCCGTGATCGTCTTGCCCAACGCCTACAGCAGAAGGCAAAAGCCGAAGATTAAGCCCCAGGTGCTCGATCCGCACAACATGAGCGAGTTCGTCGCGGAGTTGTCGGATCGGGAGGCACTGGAGCTTTTCTACGACTGGAAGACGTGGGCGCGGCCCAACCAGTTGGTGCCGGTGGACGACGAGACCTGGACCACGTGGCTGATCCTGGCGGGGCGTGGGTGGGGAAAGACCCGGTGTGGCGCGGAGTTCGTGCGCTACCACGTCGAGAACAAATTGGCCGGTCGTATCGCGCTGATCGCCGAGGACGCGGGCGACGCGCGTGACGTGATGGTCGAGGGCGAGTCGGGTATCCTGGCGATCTCGCACCCCTACATGAAACCCACGTTCGTGCCGTCCAAGCGGCGGCTCGAGTGGCCCAATGGCGCGATCGCCACGATCTACTCGGACAACGACCCCGAGACCCTGCGCGGTCCTCAGCATGATTTGGCGTGGGTGGACGAACTAGCGAAATTCCGCAACGCCGAGGACATGTGGTCGAACCTGATGTTCGGCCTGCGCCTGGGGCAGCGCCCACGCGTTTGCGTGACGACCACGCCGAAGCCTGTGCCGATCGTCAAACGCCTGTACCAGGACGAGCGCACCTTCGTGACCACGGGCACGACGCACGAGAATTTTAGCAATCTGGCCCCGACCTTCCGCGACGAAATCATCTCGCAGTACGAAGGCACGCGCATCGGGCGGCAGGAACTGTACGCCGAGATCATCGACCCGGAAGATTACGGCATCATCAAGCGGTCGTGGTTCAAGTTGTGGGACGCGAACAAGGCGTTTCCCGACTTCATGTACGTGCTGCAGTCCTACGACTGCGCGTACACAGACAAGACGATCAACGACCCGACCGCGTGCTCGGTATGGGGCGTCTTCCGTCCATCCGAGGACGGCCCAATGTGTGTCATGCTCATCGACTGTTGGGAGGACCACCTCGCCTACCCGGATTTGCGTGGCAAGGTCATCGAGGAGTACAAGTCCATCTACGGCGACCCGGGCAAGAAAGTCGACATGGTGCTCGTCGAGGACAAAGCCTCGGGCATCTCGATCATCCAGGACCTGCAGCGTGCAGGGGTGCCGTGCCGCGCGTACAACCCAGGCCGTGCCGACAAGACGCAGCGTCTGCATTTGGTGGCAAACATCATCGCCCACGGGCGCGTGTACATCCCCGAATCTGTCGTGCACCGGGGGCAGCCGCGCGACTGGGCCGAGGCCCTGGTGTCGCAGGTCTGCTCGTTCCCCGAGGCCGAGCATGACGACCTGACTGATACAATGAGCCAAGCCCTGCGCTTGTTGCGCGACATGGGTTTCCTCAACATCGACCCGGTGGCACCAGACACTGAATACGTGGACGACGAGTACCGCGAGCGAAAGGCGAACCCTTATGCCCAATGATTCAGCCTTGCGGTCGTTCCTGGCCGAACTGTCGCCCGAGGACATCACCACGCTCGTGGGCCGGCTGTCACGCCTGATGCCGCAGGGCGCGGCGGTGTACTCACCCGAACTCAACGCGGGCGAGGCCGAGTCGGTGGCCAAGCGGCGTGCAGAGCGCGACGCGGCCCGGGCACGCGAACTCGAAATCATGGAGCAGATGCTGCCCCAGATGGCGGCACGTCGTCGTGCAGCGGTGCCTGAGGCACAGGCCGATGTATTTGTGCCGACTCGGCCACGCGTCATGCGCGAAAGTCCGTTCATGTTCACGCAGCCCCAGTCATCCCGCGCTTATGCCGGTGGTGGCCCGGTGCTCGGCGACCAGACGCAGCCTGACATGACCGATGCTGGTCGCATACTGGCCGACCCGACCCCGTACCAATCGGGTGGACTGGCAAAAGCATTTAAGCACGCGAAAAGCCTGCTCGACGAGCCCCTGTATCATGGCGGCTCGTATAAGAAGGGCGATACGATCACGCAGCCGCTGTACACGACACCGAGCGAGGCGATGGCAAGCTCATTCGCCGACCCGATGCGTATTCCCGGCGCTAAACTGCAGGTGCTTAAGCCGGATGTCAAAAATCCAGCACCCGAGCGTCTTGTGCGTGCCGCAGCCCGGAAATATGTGCCCGCTAACGAACGTTCCGGTTTCACCCCGGCTTCGGTGTTCGATCCGAATCTGCATGACCCGAGAGATATTGATGCGTTGATTCGCGAGTTGAGGCGCAGGGGCTACGACAGCGCAGTGGCCGGCGATGTTGGTATGGGCGGGAATTGGCGAGCCAAAGAGGACGCGCTAGTTGTATTCCCCGGCTCCAAGGCGTATGCCAAGGGCGGCAAGGTCGGCACCAAGACTCTGGACGAAATGCAAGCCGAACTGATGAGCAAGCAGGGCCTCACGCGCCGCTCGCTGTTCGGTCTGCCTACCCAGTCGCAGCAATACCCGCTGTCCAAGGTCGAGCAAGAGGTGCAGCGCATCGAGCAACAGGCTCGCAAGAAAGGCGAGGCACCGGCGGTCTCCACCACACGTGTCGATGTGGACCCGGGCACGGGCAGCAAGCGCTCGGTCATGGAATCACTTGTCGAGACGCCTATGTCGCGTCGCACCGTGCTCAAGACCGCCGGGTCGCAAGCCATGCAGAGCATGTTGCCGATGGGAGACATGATCAAGGCAGCAGGTATCGCCAATCCGGTCAGCGCGGCGATGAACGTCGCCAAAGAGGCAGCGCCGGTCATGCCTTTGGTGCCGATGACTTTGCAGGGCGTGATCGCCCGTGCTGCACGCATGGGGCTTGATGAGGATCAGACGGTCGCGCTGCTGAAAAAGATGGACATGGCCGACGAGGACGACGTGCTGTACATGATGTCGCCCATGCGCAACCCGTACGACTTTTACGAGGACCTGGGCGAGGAATTTATAACGCCGCTCCAGGCCATGGCTAACCTGATCAACGAGAACGCGGCAAAGCCCATGGCGATGCGTGGTCCGCTGCGCGAGATCAAGCGTGAGAATCCCGCCATGTTCAAGGAACTGAAGCAAGCCTCTCGCGACATCGCCGAGTACGGTCTCGAATAACGAAAGATACATATGGCCACCGAATTCCCGCAGCCGCAGATGGAACCCCAGGCAGGGCCTGAGGACACCGAGGGCATCGTGTTCGACCTGGAGGACGAGTTCGCAGAGGTCGAGGAGCAGCCGGATGGCTCGGCCATCGTGCGGATGGAGGACTTCAAGGGGCCGAACGAGGATCAGGATTTCTACCAGAATCTGGCCGAGGAAATCCCGAGTTACGAACTGTCTGCACTGGCGCTCAAGTACCTTGACCTCATCGAGAAGGACAAGGACGCACGCAAGGAGCGAGACAAGCAGTACGAAGAGGGCCTGAAGCGCACGGGCATGGGCAACGACGCGCCCGGTGGTGCGCAGTTCCAGGGTGCGAGCCGCGTGGTGCACCCCGCCATGGCAGAAGCCTGCATCGATTTCGAGTCGCGTGCCATCAAGGAGCTTTTCCCACCCGACGGCCCGGTGCGTACGAACATCATCGGCAAGGTGGACGAGGAGCAGGAAAGGCGTGCTGAGCGCAAGCGCGACTTCATGAATTGGCAGCTTACCGAGCAGATCGAGGAATTCCGC